ACTCGCTAGTCGGGTTTGGTACGTCCGCATAGCGCTTCTTCTTCCAGCCCGGCACGTTCGCAATTTTATTCCCGTCCCGTCGAGCGTTGTGAATCTGCGCTTGCTCTTCCTGAGTCTGCTCGAGGATCTGCGGAACGCAGTCGTCGTAGAAGAGATCATCTCGCGGCATAAGGTGGATATCAATGAAGCAGTCGGGGATACGATCGTAGTAACCGTAAATGCAACGGAGAATACCGTCCGCGCTCCGGAGCTGCGGATTGAAAGTCACCACGATCCGGTCAAGGGTCACCCCATCCAGGGAGTAGTCTAACCAGGCTTCGATAGCGTTGTACGGGCGATCTACGTCCGTGGTTAGCGCAATCCCGGCGTGAGTTGCCTCTTGCTCTCGCTTCACCCCTCGCATGGGATCTTCGGGAGCCGTTAGCAGCTGCTTGCAAGCCTCCTCATTCCAGATCCTCTGCGCGCTGCGGTATTCGACTTCCTCCTTAGTGAGACGTATACGGTGGAATTTAATCAGCGTCTCGGTCAGATTCCGAGCAGTAATCGGATACGGCCAGAAGTCGTCATAAGGAATCGAATAGAGCTTTACGCCCTCGGTCCGGCGAACAGTCGAGCCCTCAGCTCGAGTAAGGCGGATTTCGTCTTCTACCCAAGGAGCCTTGAGGATGACGGTGCCGGTTTTTACCGCCTGGAGGATACCCAAGCTGAGGGGCTCGAAGATGCATAACTCCTGAAATGCGGTGTATTCTAGCCACTCGCCGAGGATCTCGAGGGCTTCGTGCGGGATTGCGTCGGTTAGGAAGGAACGTGGGTGCCAGAAGGGTTTAGCGGAGAAGATTATGCCGGTCAATCTCGCTGCGAGGATATCCGAATGCATCCGGATGAGCTGGGGGACGAAGTTAGAAGCGTTGTAGTAAGGCGTGGTCCGGACCGCTTCTAGCGGTTTCGCCATGTAGTTATCATTCCAACGCTTGTAGTTGTTATCTACTTGATTCCGCCTAGCGGCTATACTAGCATCTAGCTTCGAGCATAGAAAGCGTTGGAGCTCCTCGAGTTTCGTAGGCTCGAGATTTGCTATCGCAAAATCTATCATACGTACCCTCCATAGTTATACGCAGTGGAGGTGCGTGAGAGCGGGAGGGTCTTCCGCGCGAGCTCTCTATCTTTATCCTCTTGTTCCTGCTCTTCTGACATGGGAGGCCTAGTCAGGTTGAGAAGATAAGCAAGTGCGTCGAACATATCTACTAGATCTCCGTGCGGAAAGGCGAGGATTTGCCCTTTAAGAGCGGTCATATTCCGACGGAGGTATACCCGGCCCTCCTCGAAAGCGGCCTGCGCGAACATACGGATACGGTCTTCTTTGTTCAGGGACCCGCCCGGAGGTCGTACCGGTACGGGGTCTAACCGTCTGTGTCGTGCGCCACAATGGCGGCATACCTCCGAAACTCGTTCAGCGATGACGTCTTCAACGGCTTTTTGGGCGCCTACTTGTTCGTAGTGATTACGATAGGCCATATAACGGTCATTTAACTGATGCCATTTCTCGATGGCTTCGCCGATCGGGCAATTCTTAGCCCAGGCTTCGATTACGAAGATACGCTTGTCGGACGATTCACCGGTGAAGATTAGGGCGTTCTGAGCTTTCGCGGTCCGTCCCCCGGCGCTTACATCAAGGAAGCTCATACGGAGGAGCTGTCCGAGGCGAACCGAAGGTGTACCATCCGAGGGTATGATAGTCTTCCCGTCAGAGTCTACTGTGTACTCTCGCAGCCAATCGGGCGGGAAGTCGGCGCCTTCAGGGTGCGTGGGGTTGTTCATATACTGACAGTTGAATTTATACTCCCCTTCTCTCCGCCTGATAGACTCGAGCGTGTCAAGACTAAAGCGCTCGGGGAAGATGGGGGCGTCATTCTCGATCGCGCTCCGGACGTACCAAGTGAAGTCGCCCGTTCGTAAGACACCTCCGATATCAGCAAGGGAGAGCTTAGCTTGTATGTGACCGTAAAGGTCTCCTGTTCCGTGCTTCCATCTTGTACCAATGAGGATCTCCTCACCATTCGCGGGGTCGTTGAGTAGGCCCGGGGCGTAGTCAAACCACTCCTTCACGGAGTCCATCTCCGCCTCGGATTTGCTAGCTTTCTCTCCGATTACGTCATCGTAGATAATCAAGTCGTAGTGGAAGCCGGTAGTCTTTGCGCCTACACCGATCATAGTGATAGTAGACTCGTCAAAGCTCTGCGCGCGAGGGAGGAGGATCTCACTATCGGTCCACTTCGTGCGGTTGATATCAATCGGGATGAGTTCAGGGAATAGCCACTGCAGGAGCTGGTTGTTCTGCAAATGCCATTTAATGTCATTCATATTCTTCGTACCTACTTTATCACTTTCACCTACGATAAGGGTACGAAGTTCTGGATTCGCAGCCGTGCGCCAGAGCGGATAGGACTTTGAGATGATAGTGCTTTTGAAATGCCCCCGTGGCATGAGGTATCCGCGCTTCTTGTGCGAGATATCCTCTTGCACTTGATTGCAAAAGTTGAGATGAAGCGATTCGTTCAAGTCTTTATAGCCTAGTACTACCTTAGTGAAGAAGTATAGACTGCGGAGTGCACGGTCACGGAGTTCCTCATAGAGATCCTCAGCTCTTCCTTCCGAAGCCATCTGCAGGATGTCAGGAACTCTGTTCGCTGTCGCCATCTGTGATTTGCTCTACCTCTCGCGCTGCGTGAAAGCGATCTTCGATATCAATCACGTTCGCGGCTGTCTGAAGCACGAGCGGATTGATAAACCTCTGATTGGTGTTCGCTTCGAGTCGGCGGGTCCTACTCACCTTAGGATCGCGGTCCATGAGATCCTGCGCCGCTTTGAGACGGATGCCATCCGAGCTCGAGGAAGTCGCTAACTTTATCATCTCCTCCAGGGCGATTTCACTAGCTTCCTCAAGCCGTTTGTACATATCCTGCCGGTGGGTCTTTAACTCGGCATCTATCTGAGCGAATACGACTTCGTTCAGGGCTTTCAGCCTATCGAGAAATTCCGGTTGGGATACGTACTTCTTGAGAGTAGGGAAGGATAGACGCAAGTGGAGAGCGGCTTCTTTAAGCGTGCAACCGGCTTGGAGCAAGCGTAAGAGCTCGTCCTCCCGCATAAGCCGGACCGCGGGATGCGTCACATTCACTCCAACTCCTCCCCCGTCACATTCACAGCATTCCCCTCATTTGGGAGTATTATACGCCGGCCGCTGGGTGGAAGTCAACTGCCGAATGCCGGGGCTTGTGCGCTGCAAGGCCCCCACAAAAACCCCCCGCCTATAGGGAGTGGTGTTAATACATGTAAAAGCGAGACGTCGTTTTGGGGGGGACGGGGTGTCTCACCAACGAGCGACGTCTTAATGGAGACAACTTCATGTCTATGTACAACATCAACTCTTACGAGTTGGTGTCGGACGAAGACCTGAAGGTGTGGGCCGACTCCAGGGGAATCACTCTGGCGAAGGCTCGGTCTCTTGTTAACAACACGATGTACCGCAAGTTGTACCGCAAGGACTACAACAAGCGGGACTACGTGAAGGACAAGAGGGCTGAGCTTAACCAGGTTGAGTATTTCCTCCGGAAGTCGTTGTCCAAGACCTTCGGGCTCTAGTCTAACACTGACCCGTCAGGGGTGATATGGCCGAAGACATTAATCACCCACTAAACGATACGCGAAGGTAATCACTCCTGAGTGAGACTAATAATGGAGGGGAACATCTAGGAGGGGGACCATAACCCCACACGAGGGGACAACCAATGATCAATTATCGAATAGATCGCTAGCATAACGCTGGGACCCACGGGAGGGGGGGACCTCCTGAGGACATCGACCGTGATGGACCGCTCGAAACTCTCCGAGTGGGCCGCCGCGAACGGTGTTACGGTTGAGAAGGCGGAAAGCCTTCTACGTAACATCCAGTACCGGAAGGCTTACCGGAAGGAGTACAACAAGCGGCCCGCCGTCGTGGCTCGGCGTCGAGAGGTCAACCGGAGGGAGTACAACCTCCGGAAGAGCCTCGACGTCCTGCTCGACAGCTAGGGCGCCTGTTGACTCCCGCACAAGGTGGTGATGGGCCGAAGACCTAAGCCACCATCGAACCATGTCGTAGGGTGAGGAGACCACCCTATCAGCCGTGGATTCGAGGGAGAGGACTAGATGAGGGACCAGGCCCCCGAGCGCGGGGATACGTGAGAGCGATGAGCAGCGCAGTGATAATGAGATTGATTAACAGAGTGTTAACCGGGACTCAGAAAAGTAAGGAGGAGCACATGCCATCACGGCAGAAGGTGCGGAGGCGGAAGGTGAAGGCTCCATTGTGGAGGAGGTTTGAACATGACCGCATGCTCGAGGTGGACAAGAAGCGGAAGAGGTCGTGGGAGTTCGTTTACAGGCAGTGCCCGCAGGACCTGTAAGGAGGATGGTATGAAAGTGTACCCACCAGTGAGAGGGATAGTAACGGAGGATAAGAAGTGGACGCTCTACTGCACTACGTGCGGGAGGGAGTTACTCAAGGGGGTGACGATAAGGTTCTTCGCCTCGTGGTGCGATTGCAATTGGAGGTGTTGCGAGGCCGCGATGCCACCGAACAAGATGCATGGAAGCCACATGGCGTACAGGCCGGAGGTAGTTGACTAAGGAGGATAGCGAGATGGCTACGCAGCGTGGACCCCCCACTTGGAGTTGATTATCGATTGAGAGTGATTTATAATAGATGTATAATGAATAGGAGACAGACGAGATGGCTAAGACACCTAGTTGCGTTAAGGTGTGGAGTGCAATCGACGAGGTTGAGGCGATCCTCACGGCCGTAGGAGCCCACAACGCTACAATCCGGAGACTGGCGGATGCGTTCGTAGACTTCGAATGCGGATGGGATGAGCACTGCAAGGAGTTCCACAACGAGGAGGAGTGTGCCTGCTGTGAGGGCGAGAGGGAGGAATGAGATGAACTACCGTGATTGGTTGATAGACCTGATCAGGGATTATCTGGAAGACACTGAAGCGCACGCGACCGAACACCTCGAGGAGAGCAAGCGAGTGCTGGATGACTTGCTGCTCTACCTCGATGCGAGAGGAGAATGAGATGAGAAGAACCATAGCCTATGGGTTGTTCGAGCGAGGCACAGATGGGAAGTGGACGCAAATCCACCCCAACGTAGTCGGTCGGCTGGAGTATATGAGGCAAGTGTGCCAGAGCTCGTTGCTAGCGCACGCTCTGAGCGGTGGAGAGATCCCCGAACGGAGGCTACGCTCGCTGCGAATCACGGTGGAAGAGGCTTACAAGAAGCTCTACAAGGAGGAGTAATGAAAAGTATGCTAACAATCAAGGTGGGAAGGCACCACCTGATGTTCTGGTACAAACCTATCTTCTTCAAACACTGGAAGATAACAGGAGAGGAGATCTGGCAGCTGGTGTTCTTCGACGTGGTGCTGATTCACTTCTACAGGGGAGATGAATAGTATGCAGACGAAACTCGGCCAGTGCGAGAGTGGCCTACAACGGATGATCGCTCACGCTAGGGAGAGACGAGACGGGGCACTACTCGAACGTGCCGAAGAGCTCGAGCGGAGGCTGACACTCAGTGAGTGGGATATCCGCCTGCTCGACAACGTCTGGGGGGAGCTGCTTCTCAAAGGCTACATCAAAGCCTGAGAGCAAGGAACCCCACACTTCAGCTTGATTTCGAGAAAGAAGTGATGTATAATAGACTTGTAAAATGAAGTTCAACCTTAAACCAAAAACAGGAGATCATCATGAACGCAACGAACGGAAACGGAAACGTGAACATTGTAATGAACGGACGCAACATCCCGAAGAACCTCGCTGGCGACCCCTGCTTCAAAGCCCTCGAAGACATCCAGGAGGTGTTCACGGAACAGGAGATAGTCGCCCTGGTGAACAGGGCCCTCTACCACAAGGAGTACATGCGAGTGCATCACCAAAAGCGGGCCGAGGCGGAACGCGCCCTCATCGCTCCCGTGAAAGCCAAAGCCAAGACGCTCTTCCCCGGCACGAGCTGGCTGCGGCTCACCGACGAGCAGGTTGCGCAGGCGCTGGAGGCCCTGAAGGCGGAGAAGGAAGGTGCATGAGTCTTTGATTTCCGCGCACTTTGGGCGTTGACTTCCTCAACCAAACAGCGTATAATACGGGTTGAGGGAGTGTAGGGAGTTAAATCCTATATTATATATATTACGTTCGTATAGTATAGAACACTTCCCTACTAGCAACCACGAGTGCGGATACGCGCGCACTCGTG